TTTATTTTTTATTTATTTTTTATTTATTTTTTTTTAAAAAAGTAGTTGTTATATTAAAAAAGATATATATATTTGTATATAATTAATCTAAAAAAAACAAATTATGTCACAACACACAACGATAGAATTAGAGGGCGTTTCCTTAAAAATTGAATACGATTTTTCAACGCCATACGACAACGACGAACAACAACTCGATACATTGCAGGTAGAGTTGATTGAAACTGTTTCAGGGGACGATATTACGGAGTTAATGTGGCACCATCGAGAAAAGATAGCAATCGCAGTTTATGAACGTTTGGATTTAATGAATTATTAATCATGGCAGGAAATATCTTTAAAAAACTAGAAAAAAGAGTAAATACATTTAACTCTTTAACAAACGACATTAATAGTTATGTTGATTTTTTGCAAAAAGAAAATGAAAAGTCCGAAAAAATCATATTGAAATTGCAGGAAATAATAAGCGAAAAAAATAAAAAGCTGGTTAAAATTGTCAACACGCAGCGTGAGCAAATTAAAATTTTGGAAGCGGAATTACAATACGCTCAGTCTGAAATAAACAAGGGTTTAAACGATTAAAAATAAAAGTATGAAAGTAGAAATTAATGAAGTTGAAAATATTTTCCAACCTGTAACAATCAGCGTCACAATTGAAACCGTAGAAGAATGGATGGCAATTTACAACCTAGCTTGTTTTAATGTAGCGATACCAGAATTAGTGATTCCAAAAAACAAAAAAATTGTATTTGATTTTTTAGAAGAAATGCGTACTAATCTATTAATAACAAAAAAAAATGTCAAATAAAATAATAATCAATTTTATTCTTGCCGCCCTTATGATATCTTATGGGGCGGTAGGATATTTTCTTTTAAAAGAAGAAAAAAAACATTTCAAAAAACAACCTACTTTTTACAAAAAAGAATATAAATTTCCAAAACCAAAAGATTGGAATACTAAAAATTTAACTGGCGACCAGCGTCGATTTTACGAACACTTAAATTCAGCAGAATGAATCATAACAATAAATTTATTTTAGGCATAATATCATTGATAATTTCACTTATTTCATTGGTAATTAGTATTTATAATTATGATTAAAAACAACAGTTATGAAAACAGCAGTAGAATGGTTATTTGAACAAGTGGTAAATAGAACTGAAAGAGTTTACTTTTTAAAAGAACTTGAACAAGCTAATGAAATGTTTGAGAAGCAGATTATTGATACTTACAACAAAGGTCATGAAGCTGGCATTAGTGATTATATTGATAATGAATGGGGAAGCGACATGACTGAATTAACAGCAGAACAATATTACAAAAAAATATTTAAAGATAAGCTATGAAAACAGCAGTAGATTTTTTAGTGGAAACATTAGCAGAAAATGGAATTTTGCATAGTTCGGATATTGAACAAGCCAAAGAAATGGAGAAAGAGCAAAAGCATGAACGAGAAATTGCTATCAATGCTTTTCTTAAAATACAGGAGTGGCAAATGAATTATGTTCAACTTGCAAGAACGACAGAAGTATATAAAATAGCACAAAAAGCATTGATTGACTTAGGTTATAAAGGCAATGAAGGTAGTGATGGAACTAATTACGGTGAAAAGTATTACAACGAAAACTTTAAATCAGAATAAGATGAAAAAAATATTTACAATATTAATGCTACTAACATTAATTTCTTGCTCAAAATCAAAATCACAAAATTCAACGGATACAGATGTTTATCTTGGAATGACAAGTCCTTTACAAACAATAGAAATAGAGGGTTGTAAATATTTGTATGGTGATTGGCATAATGCTACTGTTTTAACTCACAAGGGTAATTGTAACAATCCAATTCATAAACTTAAATCAGAATAAGATGAAACAGAAAGAAAACAGTTTATTAGAACAGTTAATTATTTGGTCAGAAACGGCATCAAAACAATCAATTATTGATAAAGCGCATGAGTTGTTGAAAATTGAAAAAAAAAACAATTCAATTGAAGCAAAAAATAAAAGAATTATTGAGTTGACACAAGTTCTTGAAACAATTGAACACGTTTTACAAAATGGGAATTCAATTAACCCTAATTCATTTGTCATTAGGACATCTGTTAGACTTGCAATAGGTATGGATGGTGAATATAATACATCAGAACAATACTACAACGAAACCTTTAAATCAGAATAAGATGGAAAAAATAATAAAAGAATTTGACCAATTAAGCAGTAAGATGAAGAGTCTTATTAAGATAAATGATATTTTAATAAGCAAACTACAACAATCTAGTGTTAGCAGTTTGACTTGTGGTCATTCAATTGATAATAAAAAGAAATGACATGAATAAATTAACAAGAAATATAGTAGCTTTTTTAGTTACATTTTTATTAGTGCAAGTATGTGCTATGTATATACTTGGTGGATTTGATTTACAAACCGTTCAAACTAAACTTATGTCAACTTTAGTAGGAGTTGGTTTAAGTACATCAGTTTTAATGATTGTAAATGGACCTGAATAAAGATAACATGACAACAGTAGAAAAACTATTAAATTGGCTCAGTAAAAATCATTACTACATTAACAATGATTTATTAGATAAAGTTGAAGAACTTAAGGAATTGGAAACGGAAAATTTAATTGAAGCATATCGGGGCGGAAGAACGGATCAGCAGTCGGCAAAAGACGGAAAATTTTACAGCAGAATGGCAAAAGATTACGTAAACGAAAATTTTAAAAATAAATAGTGTGGAAAACTTAGCAAAATGCAAAGGTGAAAGCTGTAAAATAAAAGACACGTGCAACCGTTTTACAGCTCCAGCAAATGAATATTACCAATTTTATATTAAACTGCCTGTAATCGACGGAAAATGCAAAATGTATTGGTCTATTGAAGTAGCAAGAAACACTCAGGAAGAAAAAACACTAACTAAAATCTAAAATCATGCGAACTTTTATTTTTCTTTGGCTTCAAAATATAATTATTCGGAATTTCGATTAAACTAAATTTTGTTACATTTGTCAAAACCGTATAAAATGAGACTAAAACAAAAACACTTCAAAACGCTTTTCGGCTTATTACTTTTGCCTGTAATGACAGCAACTTTTTTAATTGACAGAATGGTATTGATTTTCCTTCCATGGGTTGAGGGTACAACGATACAAAAATACGTTTTTGAGCGTAAACAAATCGGAAACAGCCTTTATCGTGTTATTGTTGGAATAGTCGTATTTTTGATAATAAAAATGTTTGTATAATGTGCGCAGCTCCTAAAGGAAATCAGTTCTGGAAAATTCGTTCAAAACACGGTAGGGAAAAACTATTTGAATCACCTGAATTATTAAGAGAGTCAGCACACGAGTATTTTGAATGGTGCGATGAAAACCCTTGGATTTCCACAAAGTCAACTTCATACGATAAAGGAGAATTTTCAGGTGAAAGCAAAGAGGAAAAACCAACGGCACGACCTTATTCAAAAGGTGGATTTTTTGTATACATTGGATGCTCAAAAGGTTGGTTTAATGAATTTAAAAAGACAGCAAGTAAAGATTTTTTGGTAGTCTTAGAGGAAATCGAGAATATAATTGAGACTCAACAATGGGAGGGAGCTGTTATAGGCACGTTCAAAGAAAATATAATAGCACGTACTCAAGGGTTAATTGATAAGTCAGAAACCGATTTAAAAGGTAGTATAAACGTTTCTAATTTAACCCCCGAAGAAATAAAAAGAATATCGAAAGAATTGGATAACGAATATTAATTTGTATCTTTAATGTGTAGAGTTGAGGCTACAATTAAAAACATTAATTAATTCCTATTGATGAGTAGAGTCCTCAACCTCGAAAGTCAATAGGTTTTTTTGGTTATGGAAGTTTGGAAAGAGGTTAAAGGTTATGAAAGTATTTATGAAGTCTCAAATTTGGGAAAAATAAAAAGAATAGACAGAATAGACTCTTTAGGTAGATTATTAAAGTCAAAAGTTTTAAAATCCAAAGTAACCAGATTTGGATATAATGAAATAACTTTAAGTTTGGATAAAATTCATAAAACAATGAAAACGCATAGAATTGTAGCGATAAATTTTATTGAAAATAACCAAAATAAAACTCAAGTAAACCATATTAATGGAATTAAAACAGATAATAGAGTTGAAAATTTAGAATGGTGTTCAGCCAAAGAAAATATACAACATGCAATTAAAATAGGATTAATAAAACCAATTGGATCTAATAATGCTTGTTCAAAAATAAACGAATCAATTGTTCTTGAAATAAAACATTTGTATTCTACAAATAATTACAGTCAAAGACAATTAGCAAAAAAGTATAATGTATCGCAAAAAGTTATTCATAACGTTATTAATAAAAAATCATGGCTTCATGTTTTATAATATCCAAAAAAAATGAACGATAAAGACGCTGTAATTCAGGTTAAAACTCTTAAATCATTAATGTTTTTTACAAAATATCATTTTAAAAAGCGTTTTAATAGAAAGTTTATAGAAAATGACCACCACAAAATAATAGTTGACGCGCTCGAAAAGGTTTTGAACGGCGAAATTACTCGTTTAATTATCAACATAGCCCCACGTTACGGAAAGACGGAATTAGCAGTTAAAAACTTCATAGCGCATGGCTTAGCGTTAAACCCTAGCGCAAAATTCATACATATTAGTTACTCCGATAGTTTAGCACTAGATAATAGCGAAGAAATAAAAGATTTAGTTCTTTCAGACGAATATCAAAGACTTTATCCAGCTGTAAAAATTAAAAAAGATAGTAAGGCGAAAGAAAAATGGTACACGACGGAGGGGGGCGGTGTTTTGGCGCGTTCTTCTAGTTCTTCAATCACGGGTTTCGGAGCTGGAACGGTTGACGAAGAAATTGACGAATTTTTAAATATAGAAACGGATAAAACAACTTTTGGCGGTGCGATTGTTATGGATGACCCATTGAAAGCAAGTGAAGCCGATAGTTCAGTAGTTCGGGAAAAGGTAAATAATAAGTTCGAAACAACGATTAGAAACCGTGTAAACTCTAGAAAAACGCCAATTATTATAATTATGCAGCGGTTACACTCGAGCGATTTATGTGGTTACTTGACCGAAATAGAACCAGGAGCATGGCACGTAATTTCTTTGCCTGCAATTAAGGAAGACGGCACGGCGTTATGGTCGTTTAAACACACGATTGAAGAACTACATAAATTAAGGAAAATAAACGAATTTGTTTTTGATACTCAGTACATGCAAAATCCGAAGCCTAAGGAGGGTTTATTGTTTGCCAAAGATGATTTGAACTATTACGACTCAAACGACCTTAAAACAGACCAAACCGACGGAAAATTGGCATTTATTGACGTTGCGGACACGGGTACGGATGCCCACGCGGTTCCAATTGGTTATTTGATAGGCACAAAAATATACATTCACGATATTTTGTACACAACCAAAGGGACGGATGAAAATGTCGAACTTACAGCCGAAATTTTAAACAAGCATTTACCAGAGTATTGTAGAGTTGAATCCAATTTTGGCGGTGGAATGTACGTCCAATTACTTCAACCGAAACTAAATAAAATGATTGGTTTATTACCGATTCGGGCAACCACAAATAAACATTCGAGAATCACTCAAATGGCTGGCTTTATAAAAGAAAATTGCTATTTTAGAACAGATTACGAACACGGCTCAGATTATTACCACTTCATGAAAAATTTAACCGAATATTTAAAGAATGGTAAGGTTGAACACGACGACGCGCCCGATTCATTAGAGGGGCTTTGTAGCATGATAAAATCATTCCATGCGGATTTGTATTCTTAAAAAAAAACGAGGTTACAAAATAATCTCGCTAATTTTTTAGTTCAAATCAATAATAGTTTTAATTTCTTCGCTGGTATAAAGCCCACTTTGTGCTAAAGTATTAATCGCGTTTGCCTTTATTTCTAAAATTTCTGTTTGCTCTTTTTTGTTTTTCTGCAAAATTGGAATGTGAGAATATTCAAGTTCTAAAAATTCGCCCTTTTCTAAGAGGTTAAACAACTTAGAACGATTCATGGCTAGTTCTTCCGCTTCGGGAATAATAGTGGACTGATAAGCTTGTTTTAGCCCCTCGTTCATATTTTCAAAAGTACTGCCTTGCGTTCGGCTAAAAATATTAGCATTTAGCCCGTAATTATCAATAATATTTAGAAAATCCTCGTTTATTTCTTCAAATAACATTAAATCCTTAGTTGGAAAAGTCATCGCCTGCCATGAAAGAGAGGCGTTTGTCATTATCAATTTAGATTGTTCGTCTCCGATACCGTATTGACGTTGGTATTCTTGGTCAATTCGCTTTCTTTCTGGCTCAAGTAATGGAACAGCTCCAGAACTATCTTTGGAAGCGTTGGTAAGTAAACCGAGTGCGCCTTTTTTAGTCATTATAACGTTACGAAATTGATATGCAGCCCGAATATTTGAAATAGGCATGTGAATCGCTATCATTGGGCTTTCGCCTTTGACTGGATTAATTGAATTAATTATTTTAGTATGATTTATTTCACTTGGTAAAATACGATCAACTGCAACGGCATTTCCTTGTTCAAAAACTTCATAATATTGAATAATATTCGCCATTGAAGTTTGTTTGTAATATTTTCCTGACGTTTTAATGCCGACCGAAGCAGGCGAAATATTGGTTAATTGGTCCGGCAAGTCCTGGTTTGCAAACGCTTTTAAAATGTACTCGTAATTATTCCCGTAAATACATTTGTTTTCGTTCCATTGGCGAATTAAATCGTTCCCGTGAAGCATTGGGTTTGGGTTCTCCAAAAGTTTAACATACGGGCTATTTTCCACCTCAGTAACTTTTCCGCTGGCATCCGTTTTGTAATGTTTCCAGATTCCACTTGCCAATAAATATCCTCTACGATTAATTACAGCGTAAAGCTGGGGCGTTGTCATGAAAATATTGTAAGGATTCCACGTGTCAGGATTCAAAAACTCCGCTTGACCAGTTAAAAGCATTGATTGATTTTGCGGTTTAGGCGTTTTATAATACTCGCGGGACCCGAATAAAGCGTCAATAATGTTAGTTGGATTTATGATAGCCATATTTTAATTGATTAATTCTCTACAAATTAAAGCAATTTATTGCAAAAAATCATACATTTGCTATCTACTAAGTTCAATTAATAAATTTCGGTATGGATAAAGAAACGATTGAAGCGGTTAAAAAAGCTAAAAAAGACCGTGAAAAAGCCATAAAAGAACAGCAAATTGTGAAGAAATGACAAAGGAACAAGAAATTGCACACGTTTTTAAAAATCGTGATTTAATTATTACGGAAAAAAAGAACGTTACTAAGCATGGCGATTTTTGCGACGCTAGGATTCAGGCAACCGAAAACGTTACAAAAGCAGGCGTTGAAATTACAGGGGCTGATTCAACCGTTTTAAACGCAAAGCTGGTAATTAATACCACGAACGTAATTGATTCACACATGGACTGCCATATAAACGGTTTATGGAAAAAATCCTTAAAGGAAAATAAAAATCTTTTATTGCTTCAGGAACACCAAATGGATTTTGAAAAGGTTATTGCTGATTCTGTAAATGACAACTTAAAAGCAAATACCGAAACAATCGAATGGAAACAGTTAGGCTATAATTTTATTGGATCCACGGAAGCGTTAATTTTCAACGCTCAGATTAAAAAGGACGTGAACGAGTTTATGTTTAATTTGTATCGAAAAGGAAGGGTATTAAACCATTCAGTCGGTATGCGGTACGTTAAAATGTTCCTTTGCATAAATTCAAATGAAGCGGCGTATTCAAGCGAAAAAGCTAATTGGGAAAAGTATTATCCAGTTGTTGTAAATCCTCAAATTGCAGACGAAAAAGGCTATTTTTGGGCTATTACCGAAGCGATGGTTATTGAGGGTTCAGCAGTGGTAAAAGGAAGTAATGAATTTACTCCTACAATGGAGATTGAAATAGAAAAAGAAATTGAAGCCGTGGAAAACACTTCAACAAACGAGCCGTTGAAAGACACTCAAAACAATACGGGCACGGACCCAAAAAAAACAATTAGTATTTATTTTTAAACAAAAAAAAATGAAAAATTTTTTAGAATTTCTCGTTTCTAAAAATCATACTCAAGCGGGTTTTGATGCTATGGAAGCAGAACAAAAAGCAGATTTGTACAAAGAGTACAATGCAGAAATGAAGTCTTTTATCAATGACTTACAAAAAAATATTGATGGTAAAATTGACCAGGCGACTTTGGACAATGCCGTAAAAGCGTTAAACGACGGTAAAACTGAAGAAATGCGTCTTTTAGGTGAAAACATGAAAACAGTAATGTTAACCATGAAGTCAATCGGAGAAAAAGGAACAAAATCCACAATTGAAAAAGGCTTGAAAGAGTACATTATGGACAATTCCGAAGTTTTGAAAGCGATTAAAGAAAACGGAGCGGCTCAAAAAGCGCATGCAGGTTTTTCTTTTGACGTAAATAAGGCAACTCAGGGAGCTTCCGATATTGGTAGTCGTGATTACCTTGGAACAATTGAAGCTGGAATCGAAAACAAGCCTGTACGTCGTACAACTATTTTGGATTTATTTTCGAGAACTCCTGTTTCAACGGAATACTTGCATTACTGGGAACAAAACGTTGTCACTCGTGACGCTAAATTCGTTATTGCTTGTGCAACTTCAACAAGTACAACAAAAGTAACTTGGGCAAAAAGAACAGTTGAACTTGCTAAACTTCGTGATTTAGTTGACGTTTGTATTGACATGCTAGAAGATTACGCGTTTGTAGAAGGTGCAATTAGCGAACTTATTAACGAAAGTATCGCATTAAAAGCTGAATACGAATTGTTACTTGGAGCTTCAGCAGTTGCAACGGATATGCTTTCAATTGATTATATTTCAAGTGAATTCAACCCTGCAAATCCTTTGGCAGATTTCAGCGACAAAATCGCAACGCCTACAATCGGTGATTTGGTTACTTGCATGAAAGCGCAAATTTTTACTTTTGGACAGCAAAACAAATGGCAGGCGGATACTATTATCATGAATTATACGGATATGGTAACTTATTTACTTGCTAAGGACATTGACGGAAACTATTTGTTCCCTAATTTTGTTTTTGGAGCTACGGATCAAATTGCAGGAATGCGAATTGTAACGTCTCCATTAGTTGAACAAAATACGTTATATGTTTTGGATTCGACAAAAGGAAAAATCCTAGACAGAAAACGTACTACTGTTACGGCTTCATTCGAGAACAAGGATAATATTGAGCATGAATTGTTGACGTTGGTTGCGGTTGAAAGACTACAATTCCACGTTCGAATGATTAACCGTGATGCGTTCATGAAGTGTTCTGATATCGAAACGGCATTGGCAGCAATAGCAACTCCAGCGGTATAATTTAACAGGTATGAAGATAGTATTCATTAGAGATTTTTCACCCCGTAAAAAGGGAGAAATTGCAGAATTTAAAACACGGGACGAAGTTCGAACGGCTGAATATTATTTAGCAAACAACATCGCTCAGTTGTGTGAATGTTCTAAGCAAAAAGAGGGTTGCGCTGATTGTGTAAAAAAGGAAGTTAATTTAAGCGAATTAAAAGTCGTTGAATTAATGGAAATTGCAGAAACGCTTTCAATCGAAGTGCCAGCAGGAACAAAAAAAGCTGTATTAATTCAGTTGATTAAAACGGCTCAGGAAGAAAAATAATAGGTAAAAAAAGAAAGCATGTCATTTGTAACAGTTTTTAGTTTCACGGGTAAATACGAACTTTCTGTAACGGAAGAAAGCATGCCAAGAATTCAATCGTATATAGACAGATTAAGCAATGAAATTTTAAATGAATTGTTTGGTGTTGAATTATACAATTTGTGGGCTGGCTCAGAACTTCCGATTTATACAGGTTTAAACAGCGAATTTACTTTTCAAGACGAATGTAACAAAATTTGGATTTCTAAGGGAATTTCAGACATGCTGGCAGGCTTTATTTATTTTGAATATTCTCGGGACGCATACACACAACAAACGATCGACGGGGCTCAAAAAAATACTGGAGAAAACAGTGTAAATTCTTCTTTTGTAATGTCAAATCTTCATGGTAGATACGCTGACGCGTTAAGCTCCTATGAAACAATTCAGCATTATATTAAGCAGAATTTACTTGTTTATCCAGAATTCAACGGGGTTAAAAAATACCCATTTATACCATTCTTTTAATGGAAGATATTGTAAACATAGTTAAACGCGAGATAATAGATAAAATGGACGTTTCGCTTTCAATATCAAATGTTGAAATTCTCGAAGTGGCTCAAAATGAATTTATTTCAAAAATTACTGTTTGCGACATTAAATGGGCAAGGATAGGAAAATATGTAATTGACGAAATAGGTGTATTTTATAACATTCTTGAAATAGATTACAATTTAAATCTAATTACCGTTAAAAATTCGTTTGAATCGTTGACTGGGTTACTTTATGTTCCGTATTATTTCTACGGGACTCCGATACAGGTTAATTCGGAATGGGGGGCGGTTACCAAAATAGAGGTTAATAAAATTCCTTTTATTTGGTTAATCGAGCCATTAAACGAAAATACCTTTGGGCGGGACAATTCACTTGAACGAACGAGTGAAATTAGGCTGTTATTTGTGGACGGGCGATTCGTTACAAATTGGAAAGTTAAGGACATTCACGAATTTAGAATTCAATCACTTTTAAACATGGTTGAGCAGTTCAAAGAGTCGGTAAATGCCAACAGAATTTTCCAACGTGTGACAGATTACAGGGTAAAAACTTTGACGAAATTAGGTAGCGAAAGCGAACAAGGTTTTTTAAAGAATATACTCGATGCAAATTTAACAGCCGTCGAATTACGGTTTACCCTACCGATTTATAAAGGGTACGATTGCAAATGCTAGTTTATCAAGGCGATAAGCTATAAAAATAACTTTTAAAACAAAAAAATATGTCATTAGGATGTAATTGTGATTCAGGGCTTTCAAATACTGGAAGACCTAATTGTGTACCGATTCAGTCGGTTACTTCAAAATTGATTTTAGTTCCTTTGCGTGGTACGGACGGGACGTTAAACGGAATCGATTTATCTTTGCCTGTTCCAGTATGGAGCGATCTAGTAAATGAATTGGACGCGTCAAAACGTTGGTTTCCTTTACCAGAATTCGAGAATGTAGAGTTACCGAAAGCGGACACTCAGTTTGAGGAAGCAAACAGCGGAAGAATGGTTTACTTGCGTCAGGGTAAGCGTTCATTTACGGGCGAATTGTGGGCGGAAGATTCTTCACCTACTTTGTTGGGTAAATTACAAAACAACCGTTGTGTTGAATTTGGAGTTTATATCGTTGATGTAAATGGAAATTTAGTAGGTTCAAAATCAAATGGATTTTTGTACCCTATCCCGGTAGATAATTCCTCGTTTGATCCAAAGTACATGTTTGCTACGGATTCAACAACTTCAAAAATCATGGTTGGATTCGACTTTAATCGTTTATTCGACGAAAGTACAATGTACATGATTCAAGTTTCTGAGGCTGGTATCAATTTTAACGAATTGGACGGTTTATTGGATGTAAATATTACTGATATTGTTTCAACGGTTACAAACGTAACTTTTAAAGCTGCATTGGATTACGGAACGGCGTTAAACCCAATTAAATTCCAAGGTGGAGTTTTGGCGGATTTCACGTTAACAAACAATACAACTGGTTTACCGGTTACAATTACAGCGGTAGTTGAAAACCCTTCAATCGCAGGAAGTTACACGGCAACAGTTCCTTTAACTTTGTTGACTTCGTACACGCTTACAGTTGTTAAGACTGGATTCACTGGTTCGCAAGTATTCACAGCTTAAATCGATTAAAAATGGCAAAAAAACAAAACAATATCGAATTTTCGGAGCAGGGAATGCGGTCGTTTAAAAACGTATCAGATGCGATTGATTATTTCAAACAATTTGGACACAAAGAACGGGCGATTACTTTACTTTATAACCATTCTTTTCAGTTGAAAGTTGGGAATGTTTCTGTTAATTTGTCAGGTATTGATAAAAGCACAGAATTAAAGGCAATTTTTAAAGCAAAGGAATTAATCGATTTATTTCACGTCCTGCATGCGAAATGGAAAAATAGGTTTCAAGCTGAAAAAATTGAAGTTGCAGAACAAATTGAATCGGAAGAAATTACCGAATAAATTGTTTTTTAAATGATTATAAAGGGGGCGCAAAATTGTGTCCCCTTTTTTATTAAGTTTGTATCATGGGTTTTATGGAAACTTTGTTGGGCGACAAATTAAAAAAAGCGGCAAATCTTTCTGAAAGTTTGGCATGGCTTGAAGCGTTCGACCAGGCTTTAATGAATAATATTATAAAATGGATTCAGGAAGACCAATTACAGCAAGGAATTGACGAAGACGGGGACATTATCGGGCTTTACTCAGACTTTACGGAAAGTTTAAACCCTGAAAAAATAGCGGGCACGCCGTACACTTTGGACGATACGGGCGACTTCTACCGTAGTATGTACGTCGTTGTTTTAAAAGATAGTATTGTAATCGAGGCGGACCCAATTAAAGGAAACGACAACTTATTTTTTAAATATGGCGATGGAATTATTGGGCTTACCGAGGAAAGCATGGGAAAACTTCAGGAAGAAATCAGAAAAAAATACATTCAATTTGTCAAAAACGCATTGGAAATCGATTGACGAGCTCCCGTTGCATAATTGGATAAAATGTTTGAACGGGGAATTAAACTTTGTTAGAAAGGATGAAACGGGTGAATTTGGCGAATTTGAGGGCAATTTGTGGATTGAAATTTACGACGAATACCTAAAAAGATACGGATTGAACGACATTCATTTAAAGCAGTTGAATTTATTAAAGAAAAAAGCGTTGCTTCAATGCGAATTTGTAATAACAAAAGACAAATTTAAACTAACTTTGATAGAAATTGAAGAAAACAAGATCCAGCAAATAATAAATAATGCTGGAAATGGAATGTCAATCGCCGATACTTTACTACATATCGGAAAATGGATTGGAGAAAGAATAAAAATTAAGGAAATAACTACTACCGAATACTTTGATTTATTGGATCAATTTGGTAGAATGAACAAGTAAAATTATGGCTAGAAAAATCACAAAATCGGATATTGCGGAAGAGGATATTTTTAAAGGCGTTCGGGACAGCGCGGAAAAAACTATTACCATTCTTGAGAAAGCAAGTAAAGTACTTGTTGAAATTGCCAACGTTACAAAAACCGATATTGCAAAGGCTAATTTTGGAAGTTCAAAAGGTATTGACGAATTCGCAAAGGCTACCGAAAAGGCTCAGAAATTACAAAAAGACCAAATAAAAATAGACCAGGAGCTACAAAAATCCGTTGCTTTAAAGGCAAAAGCGGACCAACAACTTGAAGTTTTAGCGCAAAAAAAGCTAAAAACAAGCCAGCAACAGGCAAACGCGGACGCGAAAGCGGCAAAGGAAGCGGAAAAATTAACCAAAACGATTCAAAACGAAGCGAATGCCTACAAACAACTAGAGTCGAACACACGCGCGTTAAAAAATGAAAGCAAACAGTTAGCAGCCGAAATGCTAAAACTTGAACTTTCTGGCAAGAAAAACGGTAAAGAATACCGGGAACTTTCCAAAACTTATAAGCAAGTAACAACAGCGGCTCAGGACGGAGACAGACAATTAAAAAAAATTGATAATACCGTCGGGGACAATTTTAGAAACGTAGGGAATTATACGGGGGCGGTTAATAAATTGCGAAACGGTTTGGGTCAATTAGGTTTAGCATTCGGAATTGGAACCGTTGTGCAAGGGGCCGGAAGAACGATTGTAGAATTCGACCAAAAAATTGCGGATTTAGTTTCAATTACGGGTGCTGGTGGCGCTGACTTAACATATTTCAAGGAACAAGCCATTGAACTAGGTAAAGGCGTTGAGGGTGGCGCTAGTGCTGTAATTGAAGCCTATAAATTAATTGGTTCCGCAAAACCTGAATTATTGTCAAACGCCGAAGCATTGGACGCGGTTACTCAGTCGGCAATTACATTAAGTCAAGCGTCAGGAATGACTTTACCAGATGCGGCGACAGCTTTAACGGATGCGATGAATCAATTTGGCGCGCCAGCTGAAAAGGCAGGACAATTTATCGACGCGCTCGCAAATGGGGCGTTATTAGGTAGCGCCGAAATTCCGCAAGTTACGGAAGCTTTATTAAAATTTGGAGCGGTTGCCAAAAACTCAAATGTTTCAGTAGAAGAAAGCGTTGCATTAATTGAAACCCTAGCAGAAAAAGGATTGAAAGGCGCGGAAGCGGGTACGGCGTTAAGAAATGTAATGCTAAAAATTTCGGCCCCTGACGCTTTACCAATTGAAGCACAACAAAGGTTGCAGGCGTTGGGAATTTCCTTTGAGGATTTAAAAAATCCAGCGACTTCAATGGCTGACAAATTAGCTTTATTAAAACCGTTGTTAAAGGATAACGCTGCAATGGTAAAGGTTTTCGGAATGGAAAACACTGTTTCGGCTACAAATTTGATCGCGAATACCGATAGAGTTAAGGAATTAACCGAGGGAATGGGCGCTCAGGGTACGGCTTCAAAACAAGCCGAAGACCGAACAAAAACTTTGTCTTTTGCCTTTAATGAATTAAAAGAAAGTTGGAACGCTTTAATTTTGGGGTTGTCTTCCGGCGAGGGAACGAGTGCAATTTTAGTTGAGGGTTTAAGCTTTTTAGCCCAAAATTTAACCACGATTGTAAGCTTAGTTGGAAAGGTTGTTTTAGCATGGGGAACGTATTTAGCGATCCAAAAATCAATACAGGCGTATAATTTTATTATGACTGGCGGCCTGAAAAATGTAGCAGCCGGAATGATGGACTTGTTTAAAGCAGGAAAACAAGCTGGCGAGGGCGCGAAATTAGCTGGCGACGGGGTTTCCAAGGCAGGAAAAGCAATGTCGGCGGTGCCTTGGATTGCTTTAATTGGTGTTATGGTTGAAATGGCGGTTGCTTTGTATGATATTGCCAGCGGTGCAAAATCAGCTAGGGAACAAAAAGAACTTTTAGCAAGGGCAGACAAAAAAGCGGCTAAAAATATTTCGGAAGTTACAAAAAGAACTCAAGACTGGGTTGCCGAACAAAAAAGGTTGTTAGACTTGGAAATTAGAGACCGTAAAACGGCAGGGGAAAGCTCTAAAAAACTCGACGAAGAACAATTAAAAAGAAATAAGGATATAGAAAAGGACGGTTTAAACCGATTAAAATACGGTCAAAAAACCAGAAAAGAGGAATATTCCCAAAAAGTAAAAGATTTTGATTTATTAAAAAAGCTTGAAGCGGACGTTGCTAAATCGGGGAAATTCGCAACAATTTCTTCCGCACAACAAGCGGCATTGGATAGGGCTGGAATTAAGAATTTGTACGAATTAGAACAAAAAGGAACGGTAAAAAAACTCGCTGAAGATGCAACAAGGTTAACGGGCGAAATAATAGGTTTAAACAAGGCCGAAAAGGAATACAATGATTTGGTTGACGAATCGAATGTTTTAATAAAGGAAAATTCAATAAGCCACGAAAATAACACGGGAAAAGTTAGCGCCAAAACCCCGGTAATGAAAGCGGTTAATCTAGAATACGAAAAAACCAACGAATATTTAACAATCCAGACCGATTTGTTAAACCAATTAGCAGAAATAGAAAACGAAAGGGCGATTAAACAAGCTGAAACAGCTATTGAAACGCAAGTTTCGCAGGATATTGCAAACATAAGCAACGGTGGCGAAGTAATGGCAAGCGAAGATTCCAGCTATTTACTTTTTGAAGAACTAATATTGAAAAAATACGCCTTAATTGAAAAGTTTGAAGCGGATCGTTTGCAGTTGGAAATAAATGGAATAATCGAGCGATACCGTTTAATGGATGCGGCCGAAATTCAATTAGCGCAGGAACGCAGGGATAAATTATTGGCTCAAGAGGGAATAAGCGCAGCACAAAAGAAAGCGATAAACGACCAATATGCCGAAGATTTAAAGTTAATTGAAGAAAATAACATACAAAGAAATTCGGATAAACTTTTGGAAATTGAAATTGCGGAAGAAAAATCAAAAGATAAAATTGTCGAATTGGAAGTGGATAAAAACAATGAAATTAATTCCGAAAACGACAAAATCATTGATGCACAAATTGAAGCCACACAAAAGAAAACGGACGAAATTACAAAAATAGAGGGCGACGGCGCAAAAAAGAACTTTGAAACCCAGAAACAATTTGTAAAAATGGCGGCCGACTACTTTGTGAAAAGGTCAAACGAGAAAATAGCTCAATACGACAAAGAAATTGCAGCGGCTGAAACAATGTATTCCAATTTACAAACAATGGCGGCAAATGGAAATATAACGGCAAAAGAAAGCCTTGCAGAACAACAAAAACTAATCGTTGAAGCTAATCGTAAAAAAGAGCAAGAACAACGCCGTCAAGAACGAATAAAATTAGCGGAAAGCGTATTTGCAAGTTATACGGCAAACGTGGAAAAAAACGAGCCGAATCCACTAGCAAAAACAATAACAGATATTACTCTTTTAAATCAGTTTATTTCGTCTTTACCTACCTTTTACGAGGGTACGGACGGGACGGTTTCGCAAGCCCTTGGAATGCCACAACTTTCAGGTCGGGACGGGCACGTTGTAAGGGTTGACGGCTCGGAAAAGATTTTAAACCCGAAACTTTCCGCAATGACTGGAAATTTATCCACGAATGAAATCGCCAAAATTGCAATGGAATACAACAACGGAAAACTAATTAATAAGGGGGACGGAGCGGTTCAGCTATCGCCTGGGTGGTCAAGTAGCTTAATAGTTCAGAAATTGGAAGATTTGACTAATATTATCGAAAATAAACCCGAAACGAATATTCAGTTGGGCGAAATTATTCAGGGAACTATGAATATAATTAAAACCCAAAAGAAAGGAAATAGTATTGTTTACAATAAATTCAGGGTAAAATGAAACATTTTTTAAACGGTACTGAAATTGCACCCAGAAATTTACAAGATATTGGAGTTATTTCCGATTTTACGGACAGACCGAGCGAATTGGAATTAAACGTGGACGTGGTTGTTTTACCGCGTGAGGCCTTTACTTTAATTCAGGCACATTTAGCGACGCAAGGACCATTTGAGGGAATGCCGTACACGATTCAAATGGACGGTGGAATTACTTTGGAATATTACGTGGATTTTTTGGAGCAGGCTATTTTTCGAGATCATGAAATTGAAGTAAAAATAAAAAGACGGGGCGGAAAAGACCAATTTTTTGACAACGCAGACGGGCTTACTTTTGAATTGATGCGTGCAAAAGGTATTAATTTTGATTTAATACAGACTCCATACGTAATTGTAAAAGATAATGTTGCGGAAGTTGGAATTTCAATGTCAATTGCACTTTATGTAATGACACGTGAATTAATACAAGCGATTCGGGATTTAGCAACGACCGTTGAAAATTTAATTCAGGCAGTAACTCCGAACGCAACTTTGCCACCTTTACCGCCTTTGGGATCAATTATAAAGCTAGCGGTTGCCGTTGTCGCTCAGTTAATTTATACGTCCTTGCTTTTGGTGGCAGTGGTTAAATTGGCGCAACAAATGTTTGATTTAATTTTTCCAAAAGTTCGTTATTTTAATTCCTGCAAGGTAAAAGAATTAATTGCTAAAGGTTGCCAATATTTAGGATATTCGTTTCAATCTACTTTGTTGGATTCAATTTCAGGGCTTACAATTTTACCCGTTCCAATTTTAAAGGAAAAGGCTTCTATTTGGGAAAAACTGCAAAACGATCTAAATTTTTCTTTTACAAAAGGTTACCCAACGGCTCAGGATTCAACGCCTACTTTGGGATCGTTATTTTCAGCAATTGAAACACAATTAAACGCAAAAACAAAGGTATTAAACGGGGTTGTTTATTTGGAAATTTGGACGTACTGGCAAAACATAACGCCGAATGCTATTGTTCCGGCACTTGCTTTACAGGGCGAACGCCAAAACGAGTATTTTTTAAATACCGACGAAGCATGGCGAAGATATTACATTCACTATCAAATTGACTATTCCGATATTCATACGTTAGACTATTATGACCCGACGGATGCCGAATATAGCACGGAGCCGTTAAACCCATTAAACCCAGATTTAGTAACGATAAAAGGATTGAACGATATAAATATACCTTTTGCACTTGGAAGCCGTAAAAGCGGCTTAAATTGGCTTGAAAAATACGTGAAAGCTTACTTTGAGGTAGTCGATGCCGTTACGGATGTTTTTGGCGGTGGAACCAATTTTGCGTCGGCGATTGAAAACAGGGCGGGCGTTTTACAAATTAGTTCGCAATTTTACAGCCAGACTAAAATGCTTTATTTAATCGGCGGAAAACAGCCAGCAAATTACATGGATTTTCTTTCCGCTTCCGCTCTTTGGAATAAATTTCACTACATTAACCAAATTCAGGCGAATAGTTTTAAAGTAATTAATGAAGTGCGAACGCGTATTTCTTCGCAGGATTTCGTAGATTTGTTGGGTAATAATTACGCAGAAATAAATGGCACGGTTTCGGAAATTCTTAGAATTGAATGGGTTGACGAAAAAAGCCACGCACTAATAAGTTACAAAGAACCTGATAATTACGCAGATGGACACGTTCAAACAATTATAATAAATGAATAATGAAAACATACAGGATTCGTTGAAAATGATTAGCGAATTAAAAGGAAGCTTAGATAAATTATTGAAAGTTCAAGCCCAGGCGATTAGTCATTTACCGCCAGAATACAGCTCGGAACTGGCTTTTGCGATAAAAGACATTAATACAATAAAAACAGCCATTAAAAAAGGCGATACAGAAAAACTAAACGAATTAACGAAACGATATGCCAATCCAAATAATTCAAACTAAGTTCTCGGACAATTTCGGAACGGCTTCGGAAAATACGTACAATTCCAACGTTGGGGATCAGTTTTCCATGGTTATTAACATTCAGGAAAACATACGAATGAATTCGATTACAAATCCAATGTTTTTAGATTTGTCGATGTCTCCGTTCTCGATTAATTCGTCAAGTTTAAGCTGGATTGACGAGGGTTTCAGGCTGGGCGATACGGTTACGATTGAAATTTTTAATCCTTTAACGACCGTGCCATTTAGCAGCCATACGGCGACCGTTCAATACGTTGACGACGTAACGCTTGGGGTAAACTCAATTTTAGCATGGTACGATTTATCTTTAAATCAATACGCCGTTGTAACTGTAAGCAGTAGAGGACGTGCGGATTTAGAAGTTCAGTTTAACCATGTTCTTAATTCAACGGCTGGAACGCCTTTTTCCTTAATTGACGGTCAAGCGTCAAGGGCTGTTTTAAATAATTTGCAACTTTTACCCGTTCTTGGCAATCAAAACGGAATTTTAATTGGAAATCAGTCGGGGCAATTTTTAATTAGTTGTCGAATTACCAGAAACGCGGATAGTTTTGCGTTTGAGCGGTCTTATCAATTGGTAATTACTTTCGTTAATAGTGGTCTTTACGATGCAGCATGGTTTCAATCTAGCGATTGCCTTAAAACGTACGCAAAATTGTTTTTTTCTTCGCTTCCTGGTGAAGTTGACAGCCGTTCTGAAATTGTAATAAGCCCCGCAGGAAATACAGGTTATTTTAACGAAGCGAGAAATATAAATTCGATAAATTCCACTTTAATTCAAGGAATAACGGAAATTGATTACTGTATTGCTTCCACGCATGAAATCATAGTTGACGGTCCAATTGCAAAAATAGGGCTTGGCGCGGCTTATATTTCCATAGATGAAACCTATTATAAAAATCAGACTTTCAGTCAAAATAAACTAGCTATTTGCTTACCTAGCTATGATATTGTAGCAAATCCAATTAAAAATTCGGAACAAAACCAATTTTTGGCACAATATGAAATCGAAATAAATAGTATCGTTTCCGTTGGAACCGTTCACACTATCAATTTTACCTTTACGCCGAATAACGAATTCAATTTGTTTTTTGCTGGCAGGGAAGACGGGGACAGATTGTTCCAATTATGGATAAAATGTGGAAACGTCAATTTATTAGCGTTCAGCGATCAGTTAACGTGTACGCCACCCGTTGGAGACCCTTTAATCATGGTTGACGAAAAGGCGTTTTTTGATCATTCGGAAAATATAATTGAACCGGTTAACAATACCGACCAATTAGAATTTAATATCGAAGACGACTTTGCGTATGCAGGCAGTTTTTTACTTGAAAAATCCAAAATTTACGAAGTTTTCAGGGCGAAAATTCAAGTTTTTAATAGTGTAACGCTGGAAGCTTTTACACTTTTGGAGCTTAGTTTTGATTTCGGGCCAGTTTTAATTTCAAACGACGGGCGTTACCTTTTAAATGAAGTTGCGACGGTTATCACTACTTTACCGAATACGTCGCTTAAACGGGTTGCAAAGTTATATTTAAACCCAGCTTTGGACACTCCGACCGAATATGGAGTTTCAATTTATTTCCCGGCTCTTTTACGTTGGGAATATTGGCTTCCGCAATTGAACGCAAATATTGATTTTTACCCGAATCAAAATAGAAATTGGTACGGTTACGAAACTTTGCCAGATTGGAACGTTCAAATGAAATTAACGCTAATTGAAAGCGGGCTTTCGCACGATTATTCAAAGGATATTGTCATTAAAGATTACGACAGCGAGCCGTTAATCGTTCAGCAAATTCAACTGGTAATCGATTCAACAAATCAAAACGTTGATATCGTTGTCGAGGGGCAAATGATGCGGGTAATTGCAGAACATTCGTTGTTAAATGGACAATTTTGGGATAACACGACTACTTGGGGAATGATTACAGTTGAACCAACGGAATCAAATCCTAGGTTTATTTCAAGCACGGTAATTGATTATGACTTTAATTCTGCAAACCCTTTAATACCTTTAACGGGAGAAGTGAAGTGCAAATTAACTTTCCCGACGCCGACCTTGGCACGACTTGAATGTTTTTTTAATCCAAATTTGATTAATTTGACAAATGGCATTAAATTTACAACAAAAATAAAAGGTTGCAGCAAGTTGCCAGTCTTCTATAAGGTTACAACAAACGGCGATAAAAAGATTACTACTAATAACAATTTTAAAATAATAGCTTAATTATGGACTTAAAAATACACGAATACCCGATTGAAAGATTAGTTTTTGGTGACGATGATTACTACGATATTGATTTTTGGGACGGGGTGGAATATAAAACCGCAAAGATTTTAGGCTCAGTAATTAAAGCTGGTATATTGTCAGGGGTTGCAATAAGTTTAACAGCCCCGAGTGCGTTTATTGTTGGTGGGAGCCCTGTTGACGGAACGGGAACTTTGACTTTAACGGCTGCAGGTTTAGCAAATCAGTACATTCGGGGAGACGGCACGCTAGCAACTTTCCCAACAAGTTCTGGCGGTGGTAATAACGTCAATTACTATTTAAACGGAGGCACCCCTGCAACTGTTGCTACTTACTATCAAATGTCAAAAATTCCTATAATTGGAACGGGCGTTAATTTCTCTCTTGCTGGAAATGGTTTAATTTCGCAATGGCTTACAGATTTAAACGATCCAAACGTTACTGAAATACCAGCGGGAAATTGGAATTTTGAAATGTATTTTTCCGCAAGTTCTGCTGGTGGTGTTCCAAAATTTTACATTGAAATTCTGAAATACAATGGCACTACTTTCACAACAATTGCAAACAATTCAGCCGTTCCAGAATCAATTACTGGTGGAACTACAATTGATTTGTACTTAACAAGTGTTGCCGTTCCATTGACTCCCTTACTTGTGACAGATAGAATTGCTATTCGTGTTTATATTGTTGATTCAACTGCTGGAAGAACAATAATTCATCACACGCAAAATTCACATGTTTGTCAAATAATTACCAGTTTTTCAAGTGGAATTTCTTCCATAAATGGATTGACCAAACAAACGCAATATTTGGCAGTTGGAACTGCTGGAAGTGATTTTGCAATCAATTCTGCAACAGATACGCATACGTTAAATTTACCGACTGCCAGCGCAACAAAAAGGGGCGCTTTGAGTTCAGCAGATTGGACAATTTTTAATAATAAAATCGCAAAAGACATAGGCGCAACTTATACGACAAATGCCGTTAAAACAGTTACGGCTGCGGAATACGCGGCACTCACCCCAAATGCACAAACACTTTATTTTATTGTATAATGAAAATAGGAACACTTGGAATAAATAACTGCAAAATCGGAAATGTTCAGGTCAGTGAAATTCGAATAGGCACTTCACTTGTTTGGTCTTCATTTGATCCAGATGCACAACTTTTTATCACAAATGCTGCAATAACAGATGCAACACAACAAAATGCACTGAATAATTTGGTTATTTCTTTGAAAGGATATGGACTTTGGACAAAACTGAAAGCATTATATCCATTTGTTGGAGGAACAGCAGCGCAGCATAAGTTTAACTTAAAGAATCCTTTGGATACTGATGCTGCATTCCGCTTAGTTTTTAATGGTGGATGGGTACATTCTAGTACTGGCGCATTGCCAAATGGAACGAATGCGTATGCTAATACTTTTTTATCCCCAAATAATGTCCAATCTTTGAATAGCAACGGAATAGGCTGTTACATAACTCAAAACTCATCAGGGATGAGCGACCCCGTAGTAATGGGTTGTACAGATTACGTTAATTTTTCATTTATTCAACTCCTCTCTTCATCTATAAGGGTAGCATTGAATAGCACCATATTATCCACACCAATAACGGGAGGAGCGGGATTTTTTAGCGGTCAAAAAACAGCTGCCACAATTACTAAAATTTATAAAAATTCTACTTTATTAACTACGGGTAATAGTGGTGGTGGATTAGCAGTTAATTCAAATATATTTTTAGGTACAATGGGCGTTACAAGTTTACCTTATGCGCAAGGCTATGTTAACTCTCAATTTAGATTAGCTTATGTTTCGGATGGTTTAACAGACACCGAAGCAGCTAACTACTACACAGCAGTACAAGCATTCCAAACAACATTATCAAGAAACGTATAAATTATGAAAATAGCACAATTAACACAAGAAGAAAAGGCAATCTATGTAGGTCTTTTATCAGTAGCACAGAAAGACTTATTAGTAGGTCAATTGTTTGACGAGGATAGTTTTTTTAATCCTATCCAAGACGATGCAAATAATTGGATAATATCAATTGAAGAAATCGAGCAGAATCAAAATCCGAGTTTTGGATGGCTGCAAGATTTGGAAATGATTGTTTTTGTTCCAAAAATTAATCCAATGCCGATATAATTATGAGTTGTGAATGTATAAAAATCACTTTAAGACTTCCAGAAGGGTTCAAAATAACAACATTAGAAGTTAATGTTTCAGGTGTTTACGATG